TGGCAATACCGTGGCTCAGTCGCAAGGAGATGACCGCCGAGGCCGCCGCGCTGCACGACAAGCTGGCCGCCGTTCCCGGCGTCGAAACGGCGTCGTCGCACCGCAAGTACGGCATCTCCATCGAGCGGTCGCGAATCTACTCGTTTGCGGCGATTCGCCCGAAGGTCGAAGCGATCATTCGCGAATACTTCGGCGTCGATGCCGCTCCCGCGCTTGTGGCGGCTGCGGACGTGGAGACGGACGACGACGACGCCTACGCATGAGCCTAGTTCGCACACGACCGCCGGCACGAAGCAGGCGGCACCAAGGAGGAGACGCCGGGCGGAACTCAATCTCGGACGAGGGAAGCCCGGCACTTTTCACACGGAGGTTCGGCATGTTGGTTCTTGGCAGGAAGCTTTACGAAGAGACGGTTGTGGTACTTCCCGACGGCACCGAAATCATCGCCCAAGTCGTGCGAATCGCGCCCGACAAAGTGCGCATCGGATGGATGGCGCCGGCCGCCGTGAAGATCCACCGGCGCGAGGTCTACGAAGCAATCCAAAGGAGTACGAAGTGATTAGCGCACCTAACCTAGCACCCGCAATACGGCACCCGCACAACTTCGTTGATATGGCGGGAGTGCGATTTGGTCGGCTTGTCGTGAACGGACTGGCGGGAAAACGAACCGCCGACGGCCTTCTCGTGTGGCGATGCAAGTGCGACTGCGGCAAGGCGGTCGATGTCATTGGCAAACAGTTGCGACGCGGGCAAACGCAGTCTTGTGGCTGCCTCTTATTGGACCGATCACGAGAAGCCAACACCAAACACGGCCAGAAAGGCACACGCCTTTATCGGATTTGGGGCGGAATGCTGAACCGCATTCGCAACCCTCGCTGCAAGGACTACTTCAGATACGGAGGTCGCGGCATCGCGGTTTGCAAGAGATGGGAGAGTTCATTTGAGAACTTCTTGGCCGACATGGGGCAGCCGCCGACATCGACGCATTCCATCGACCGCATCAACAACGACGGGAATTACGAACCCGGCAACTGCCGATGGGCAACCCCCAAAGAGCAGATCGCCAATCGCAGGCGCAACACCCCCAAGCCCGGAGGCAACAAGTGACCCATACGCCTGGAACCATGACGTTTCGTACGTGGACCGTCGACAACATCGACGAGCTTCGCGCGGTCGGCTTGCAGCCGGTCCGACAACTGACCAACGACGGGCAGATTGCCTTGCGGATCGGCGACGCCTGCATCGCCCTGGTGAACTGCCAAGCCGACTACAAGCGCGGGCATGGTCACGAATCCGAGTGTGCCGAGCGCGACGCCAACGCCGCCCGGCTTGCCCTCTGCTGGAACGCCCACGACGCGCTCCTGGCCTACACCGAACTCGAAGAAGCGTACGCCAATCCGAGCATGGACGCCGACGCCGTTTTCGCGCGGCACGGCTACGAATACGCCAAGCACGGCCTGCGCATCGACTGGCTCGCCACGCTTCGGAAAGCCGCCCTGGCCCAAGCACGAGGAGAAGCGAAGTGACAGACAAATACGACGACGCGATTGAGTGGTTGGTGGAACACGCCGACGAGCGATTCACCGGGTGTTCGGCAGTATTCGCCGCATGGTCGTATCCAGATGCCGGCGATCCTTACGGACTTACGGCGGCGCACGTTCTGTTTCAAGCCGCAAACGCGAGCGGCTACGCAGCCCCCGGTGATCGATGCGGTTGCATAACGCAAATTCGCGAAGGCCGCAATGAGGCCACGACCGCAGACCTTACGGCGGCCATTCGTGCCGACGCTCGACTGCCTAGCCGAATTCGCGATATCGAAAAGCTTCGCGGCGACGAACTCCGAGCGGCCCTTCAGCCCTTCGCCGAGTGGCAAAGGCGACTTGACCGCGAGATTCGTCAACCCGCCCTCGCCAAGCCCCTCGCCGACGCGGAGGGGGCGGAATGACACGGGAACAATGGCTCAACGACCGCTCGCAGGGTATCGGCGCATCCGAAAGCCCGATCCTGTTCCGGCAGGGCTACGCGAACACCAGCGTCTACAAGCTCTGGGCGCAAAAGCTCGGCCTGATCGAGCGAGACGACTTGGACGACGTGGAAAGCGTGCGATGGGGCCAGCGCATGGAGCCCGTCATCATCCAAGCACTTCGCGAGGATGCGGGCCTGGACGTTCAGCCGGCGCTGCAACACGAGTTTCTACGCAGCACGGAACGACCGCACATGGGCTGCACGCTGGACGCCCGAGCCTTCAACGACAGCCGCGAAACCCCCGGCGTGGTGCAGATCAAGAACGTCGGTTCGTACTTCGCCAGCGAGTGGGCCGACCAACCGCCGCTGCGGGTCATTTGCCAAGTGCAGCACGAAATGTACGTGACCGGCTACGAGTGGGGCATTGCGGCCGGGCTCGTCGGCGGCAACCGGCTCAAGTGGCATCCGTTCGAGCGGCACGAGGCGTTCATCCAAACGCTCTGCAAGCTCTGTGACGAGTTCTGGCGGTGCGTCGAGACAAAGACGCCGCCCGAGATTGACGGCAGCGAGGCGACGGCTGTGGCCATTCGGCGGCTGCATCCCAACGACAACGGCAAGGCGATCGCCCTGCACGACGACGAGTTCCAGAACATCGACGACCAATTGGCGGATCTCTCCAAGCAGATCAAGGAATTGACCGCGAAGCGCGACGAAATCGAGAACCGGATCAAAGCCCGCATGGGCGATTGCACGTTCGCCGGTTTCCAGTCGGGCAAGTGGGCATCGTGGCGCACCGAGAACGGCGGCGGCTACGAAGTGAAGCCGTTCACCAAGCGGGTGTTTCGGGTCCACAAGCGGAAGCCCGACGACGCCCCGGCAGAAATCATCGAGTCCGAAGTTCATCAACCGCAGGAGTGAAAGCATGTCGACCGCAGTGAGCAACCAGCAGAAGAAGCCCGCCGGGCAAATGACGATTCGCGACCACCTGAACTCGCCGGGTCTGATGGCCGAAATCGCCCGCGTGCTACCCAAGCACCTGACGCCAGACCGGATGATTCGCGTCGCCCTGACAGCGCTCACCAAGACGCCGAAGCTGGCGCAATGCACGCAAGCCTCGTTCTTCGAGTGCCTGCTGAATTGCAGCCAATGGGGATTGGAGCCCGACGGCCGCCGAGCCCACCTAATCCCCTACGGCGACAAATGCACCCTGATCGTCGACTACAAGGGAATTGCTGAACTCTGCTACCGCTCGGGCAACGTCAACGCGATTCACGCGGACATCGTTCGACGCGGCGACTTGTTCGAGTATTCGTGCGGGCACGTCACCAAGCATACACCGTGGTTTCTCCGAATCGATGCGGACAAGCCGAAGGAAGCGGGCGAAGTGTTCGCGGCCTACTGCGTCGTGCAAATGCGAGGCGGGACGGCGAAGCACGACGTGATGTCTCGGGATGAAATCGAGGCGATCCGAAAGCGGTCCCGCGCCGGATCGAGCGGGCCGTGGGTTACGGACTGGAACGAGATGGCGAAGAAGACCGTCTTCCGGCGGTGCTCTAAGTGGCTCCCGTGGTCAGCCGAGATTCTGGATGCAGTCGACGGCGACGACGATCAGGCCATCGACATCGACCACCGGCCGACACCGACGCGGATTGCCGCCAGTCTCGACTCGCTCGTAGCCGAACACGCCGCAGGCAACGACACACTGACCCTCGACACGTCCGAATCGCAAGTCGAAGGCGGGCCGCCAGCTTGGGAAATGGCCCTCGCCGACTGCGAGACCGTCGAGCAGTGCGACACGCTGCTGGACAAGTGGCAGGACGACGCAACGGCCGCCGCCGCGATCACGGCCAAGCTGGCGTCACTCAAGCAGTCGAAGCGGTCGCAGCGCAACCTGACCGAGTAACCACAAACAACCCGTTTTTCTAGAGTCCTTTCACTGGAGGTTTGAATGCTTTCGATCTTTTGCCGTGCCGATGACGTTCTTCGTGACGGTAGCGAGTCGCAACCGCTTACCGTTGGCGAGTTGGCAGACCTGCTCGTCCCATCCTCGAAGTCCCGTGACGAAGGCGTGAAAAAGGCGGTTCTCGACTGCCGTGCGTTTGAGGTTTTCAAGGCCGCAGTCAACGGCCTTTGTGCATCGGGTCAGTGCGCGGACTCCGCGATCATTTACGCAAAGGCCAGCGAGCTGGCGGCCATGTATATCGGCAAGCAGTAACCACCCCGCGCCGGGCAGGCAAAGGCCCTGCCCGGCGCAACTACAGCGGCGAGTAATCGCCGGTCTGGCTGTTCTGACCATGCGGAACTGTGCCCGATGGCACTTAAGTACGGGAAGCCCAAATCATGGTCATGGGCTTAGCCGGTGACCGAACGGTCGCGACTAAATGCTCGCGACGCCGGAAAACGTAACCGGCACTTTCCACTGCGACCGAGGAGCGAGAGCGATGAGCGTACGGCGCGAATACCACCTTACAGAAGAGCAGCTATCGAAGCTAATTCGGGACGCAGTTCACGGTCCTGGGGTGACGCTCAAGGATCGGGCGACCTACGCCACGTCCGAACTGTACGCCGAACTCGGGGTTGAGCCTGGGTCGGTGTCGTATCACCCACTGAAACGCGATGTCCTGCTGGCTCGTCCGATAACCAACCACTAGGCCCAACCGCCATGACGACCAAAGAAACAGCCGCCGAAGCCGTAGTTGCCTACGCAACGAAGATGCGTTGGGAGCGGCGGCATGTCGACATGAACCGCAAGTGCATCGCGATGATGCTCAAGCTGATTCGCGCAGGGCGTCGCGAACGGCTGATCAAGTGCCGCGGATTTCGATGCCTGAAATCGATGACCGGCGAGTTCGTAGTAGACGCCTACGGACTGCCGACCGCGAAGCGATGGACCGTTCTTTGGAATGAAGCAGCCTGACCCCGACGCCGAGGAGTGAGATAGATGAGCACGACAGCAACACGCGAAAAGCCCATCTTATTTTCCGGCGAGATGGTCCGCGCGATCCTCGACGGTCGCAAGACGCAGACGCGGCGCGTGGTGAAGCTGCCCGATGATAACTTTTCCCACGTTCAGCGAATGCAGTACGTCGGCGAGCCGCACGATCATTTTTGGCGTTTTTCTGCTTCCGATGGAAAGGCCACCAAGACACACGACGCTTTCGGCCCCTACGGCAAGGTCGGCGACCAGTTGCGAATCTCCGAGGAAGTTACGGTAACGCCGTACGAGAAAGCCGGCTACGAAGTCCTGTTTCACGCAGACCGAAGCCTCGTCGTTCGCTACGGCGACCCCGAACTAATGGCAAAGGTTCGCGGTTACAGGGACGGGCACCTTCGCGGCGTCCACTTGCCGCCGGCGTATGCCAGAAATCTGCGGCTCGAAATCACGGGCGTTCGGATCGAGCGGCTGAACGACATCAGCGAGGCGGACGCGGAAGCCGAGGGCGTTCCTTTTTCGCTAATGGGAGCGACCCACAAGGTCGGGTTTGAGAACCTCTGGAACTCCATCAACGGCTCCGGCTCATGGGCAGCCAATCCCTGGACATGGGTCATTTCCTTCCGCCCCACGGAGCCCGCACGATGACCAAGCAGCGAAAGCCCGGCCATTCTGTAGGTCCCCGCGCAGTCGGCGGCCTGATCCGCTGGCGGAAGGGGCCACTTGAGTCCGAGGCCAGCGTCCCGCCTGAGTATGGCCAGATGGTCGCACTGGTGTTTTCCGAAGATAGCATCTCCGTGCGCAAGTGGCGCGGTGTCGCAGGGGAGCCGTGGCACCGAGTCCAGTTTTGGATTCCGTGGCTCGACATCGCTCCCCACCAACTTCTCCCCAAACCCGCGACCCGGAGGCAGACGTGATTGAAACTACAAAATGCCCGCGATGCTCCGAGTGTGACGGCTACTCCCACCACTGGCTACCAAACCTGCGCCTTGGCGATCACGAAGCGCCGGAAGAACTGCAAACCGTCGACTTCATTTGCAAGCACTGCCCCGCGCTCGGCAATACGTGCAACTGCGGCGGCGACGGTTTCGCGGCCGATGGCGAGAACGAGATTTGCCCCGACTGCGACGGAGAGGGGGTCGTTGTCCATGCCGTCTAACCCCAACGACATCAGCCAAGCGGCGGGGCGACTGAGGCGAGTGAAAGCCGGCGACGCATACGTCAACGTGTACGCCGAGCAACTACGAGCGGACGGCATGGACGGATCGTTCGCGGTGGCGTGCTCGCTGGCCGACGAGGACCGGCACACGCTCGCCGACGCCTATCTCGCCGAACTCGACGAGACGCCGGCGGATGAAGCGTGGATTGCGTCGCTCGGCCTGCTTTGCACCGATGTAACGCCGCTGCGATACCGCGACTACCAGCTTTACGCCTACGACAGTCTTGGTCCGTACATCCGCGTGGTCGATGCCGTGGACGACGTACCCGCAGGCGTCTACGTGTTCTTGGGCGGCTGTGCGCGAATCAAGAACCCTGCTCGCGGCCAAGTCCGCACGGCGGCCCGGCTGTTCGGCATCACACTCAAGGAAACCCGATGACCACCCCCAAGCCGTCAGAGGCGGCAAAGCATCAGACCAAGTTACAGGGAGTTCAGTGATGTTTGGCTATACATGCGACAACTGCGGCATTCCGTTCTACAGCCTCAAGGAGTGCCTGGATCACCAGCGAGCATGCCCCAGGAGCGTCGAGCAATCCGCAGACACCAACGCAATTCGACGAGCAATCGATTCCGGCGACTTTTGCCACGATATGGCCTTGGCTCTTTGCGATGAAGTTGAGCGACTTCGCGCCGCGCAACCTACCGCCCAAATCATCGCGGCGCGGGTGCGGGAGGACCGGGTGAAACTGGCAACCGAACTGCGAGCCCGCGCCGATCGGCTCGAGGAATACAGCAAGAACCCCGAGCGAGCAAAAGCGATGCATCTGGCTGCCGTGAACGCGACTCTGGCGGCTTGGCGAGAACTAGCGACCGAACTCGAAACCGAGGTGCGAACATGAGCGAGCGAACCCGTAGCGGTGAACTGACTAAACCGCCGTGTCCGAATTGCGGAAAACCGTTGCGCGTAAAGCCGCAGCCGCGGACCGTGAAGGTTCCCCTGTGGCAATGCGCCGAATGCCTGAAGACGCGGCCCGCCGACGAGTGTGAGTGGACGAACGCAATGCTGCAATTTGCGTTGCTTCCAGCGGACGACGAGCCCGACCACCCCGCCCCCGCGCAACCGACCCCGGCGGATGGGACGGAGGGGCCGCCGTTCAAAATGGGCGACAGGGTGAGGCTGCGGTTCGCCAGTGGATCGACGCCCAAAGTTCTCGCGGCATACGGCGAATACGTGAAATTGGAGTTTGCCGACTCGTCGCGTGGAGAGTTCCTTGCCGCCGACTGCACGCTCGTCACCCCCGCCGGCAAGCCGAGCGAGCCGGGGTTTCCACGTACGTTCGTGTACACCAAGAACGTCGACGATCAAATCACGTTTACCAGTGCTGGCGACCGGCCACGATGCGGCGACGGCGACCACTGGAGCCTACGAGAAGCCGAGTCGTCTAAACTCTGGCGTGAAATCACCCCCGCCGAGCCCGCGAAGGGAGAAAACTACGAGCAAAAGTGGAACGACGCGATGGCCGAAGTGTCACGACTTCGCGCCACGGGTCGAAAGGGTGTCGAGTCCGTTACCGGCGAACTGGCAAAAGTGCAAACTCAACTCGCCCAACTCACCGCCGAGCGCGACGCGGCGGAAGAGCGATTACGGCTCGCCCAACACACGATCCAAGAGCACGAAGAAAACGGCTCCGAAGTTGTCTGCGAGCACATTATGGACGCAAACGGCATCCCGCTGATGCGATGCACGCCGAACCTTCCGAAGGTGGTTGCCGCCCTTCACGCCAAGGTTGCCGAGTACCAAACGATTCACGCTGACGCGATCGCGCAGTTGACCGAGCGACTCAAGGAATCCGGCGCATCGAAACTTCCAGGCAACTGGCGAAACGGCAAGGACATTCAGGAGATCGAGCAGCTTCGCGCCGATCTCACCGCCGCCGTCCGCCGCGCCGAGGACGCCGAGGGACGGGCCGAGAGGTTGCGGGCGTGCCTGGAGAACCTCACCAAGGCGACCACCGACACGCTGAAATCGCATCCAGAAACGGTGTGCTGTTCGCTTACCAGAAAGTACGTCAACGAAGCGGCAACGGCTTTGGCCCTGGCCCCGACCACCGGCGGGCAGGGGGAGGGAGAGAAGTCGAGTTGGCAACCAATTAGCACCGCGCCGAAAGACGGAACCGTGTTTTGGGCGTGGCTGCGACTCGAAGGCGCGCCGGGATTCTACCAAGACACCTGCGCATGGTACGCAACGCCCTATAACCGCACAGGCGGCGGCTGGTGGGTTTCGCGAACCATGCCCTGCGAGCCCACGCATTGGATGCCGCTTCCCTCTTCGCCGCGAACCGGGAGCGATGGGTGAGATGAAAACGCTATTCGACACCGAAGAAACGGCGGCACCGAAAATCACGGCGCTCGCACCTTGGTTTGGGAGTAATCGAATGCTGGCACACGAAGTCGGGAAGGAACTCGCTGGGTGCAAGTGGGTGGGCGTTCCGTTCGCCGGCGGCATGACGGAACTGCTTTACATCAAAGCACCGACCATTCTGGTAAGTGACCTGCACTTGCACGTCATTCACCTAGCCCGAGTGATAAAAGACCCGGTTCTCGGTCCGAAGCTCTACCGCAGGCTTCGACGAGTGCCGTTCCATCCGTGGTCGCTTGAAGTTGCGCAACGATTCTGCGCAACGTACGACCCGCCGATCGGTGCGGAGTGGTTTCAGCGAGACGAAGACGCCCGACTGAACTACGCCGAATCGTACTTCGTCTGCGTCTGGATGGGTCGCTCGGCCCGTGCTGGGATGTCGTCGGAATTCACCGGCGGCCCCTGCATCCGATGGACCGGAAACGGCGGCAGCAGTGCGACGCGATTTCGTTCGGCCGTCTCGGGTCTGCGGGCGTGGCGGAAGTGCATCGCCCGGTGTGACTTTGTTTCACTCGATGTCTTCGACTTCCTTGAACGGGTAAACGACGCCGAGGGTAACGGGCTTTATCTCGATCCACCCTTCCCCGGCCCAGGCGACCGCTACAAGCACAACTGCGGCAAGACCGAAGCCGAACAACGTGCGTGGCACACGCGGCTACGTGACGCCCTGGTGGCCTTTGTGAACGTCCGCATCGTGCTGCGCTTCTACGATCATCCGCTCGTCCGCGAACTCTACCCCGAAGGCGACCGCTGGCACTGGCGACGGCTCAAGGGGCGAGACCAAGCGAACAACGGCGAGAAGCCGGAAGTATTGATTACAAACCTAGCCCGCTGACCGGGCGGCGAATCGAAGGCTGGGGGTGGGGGAAAGGCTATGAAACGGATTTCGACGACAAAGCGACGACGCAAGCCGAAGCGGCGATACGGCCCGCTCACGGAAACCGACGTTCTCAACATGCTCTTGGATGGCGAGCTTGTCGTGAACACGGCGACCGCCGAGGCGTTTCGCGCCGCTCAACCAGATCGACTCCTGACAACTAGGCCGTGCCACCGCGGATATTTGCACGTTCGCATCTACAAGGACGGCCGCCGGCGATCGGTCGCGCTCCACAGACTCGTGTGGATGGCTGCGAATCGCCAGTGCGTTCCGGCCAACCACCAGATCCATCACGGTAAGCTCGGGAAGTTGGTGAACGGGATTCACAACCTGCTATTGCAGCACGCTGACGAGCACGGCTGGTATCACGCCTACGTGAGTTCTGCGGAGCACCGAAAGAACTTCAGGACGTTCGACGACTTTCGGGAATGGAAGCGGCAGCAGCCCGTTGCGGAGTTTGTGTTTGATTAGCCGTAGGTCTAGCCGGCTGGTGCGGGCGGAATGGGGTGGGGTGGGGGAGGCGGTTTTCTCGGCTTTTTTGCGGAACTTTTTGACATGCGAAGGTCATTAAATAGTGCGAGCCAACGTGGGGATCAGACCACGCTGGCTCGACTCACCAATCAGCCCGCTTTCGAGGAGCAAGGCATCATGGCTAATCGCCAACGATACGCGCATTCTCGCGCGAATCAAGCCCAACAGCATCAAGGCGGGGGTGCCTGATGCGATTTGGCTATTTTGACCCGCCGTACCTTGGCTGCGGGGCTCGCTATGCCGAGCACCACCCCGATGCGCTCATTTGGGATGACCCCGAGACGCACCGGCAGCTGATCGCACGCGCCTCTGAGCAGTTTCCCGACGGTTGGGCGATGAGCCTGTCGTCTACGAGCCTGCATACCATTCTTCCGATGTGCCCGGCCGACGTGCGCGTGATGGCGTGGGTCAAGCCGTTTGCGGTGTTCAAGCCAAACGTCAACCCGGCTTACGCATGGGAGCCTGTGATTGTTCGCGGCGGCCGGCGCCGCACCCGCGAGCAAGCCACCGTCCGTGATTGGGTTAGCGCTGCCGAGCCGATGCCCGCCGATAAGTGGGAATTGCTTGCCGCTTCCACCCAAATCCTGAACCGAATCCGGGCTCGCCAAGGCGCACCGTACAACGAAGAAGGTTGCTCGTATGTCGACGAAAACTACTTCGACGAACTCGTAGAGCAGTGCATTGCGGCGCTAGCCCGAGAGCATGGCCGCAAGCCGCATGATTGGGTGTCGGCAAACATTACGCTCAAACGCGGACTATGCGGCGCGAAGCCTGAGGCGTTCTGCCGCTGGCTGTTCGAGGTGCTGGGCATGGAGCGAGACGACGAATTGCACGACGAGTTTCCAGGTAGCGGGGCCGTCACGCGGGCTTGGAATGCGTGGAGGCAGCAGGGATTGATGTTTGACGCTAGCGCCTAACCGGCAAATACAGCACCGCGCGATGATGCGCGGTGGACGGAACGAACGACCCGCACGGATTGGAGGGAACCGAAGATGGCCGAATCAGAGTTTTGGGCAAAGTACCGCGATCCCCGATGGCAAAAGAAGCGGCTGGAAATCCTTGAGCGCGATGAATGGAAGTGCCGCGACTGCAATAAGTCCGACTCGCAACTTCAGGTGCATCACGGATTTTACGAGCGCGGAAAAGACCCGTGGGATTACCCAAAATGGTCTTTGCGCACAGTCTGTGAAAACTGCCACAACTGGCGCCGCGAAACGCAAACCGCCATTCTTGCCGCACTGTCCGCCATGGACTGGCACGAAGTGCAGGAGGTTCTCGGGTATGCGCTGGTTAAGTCAAAGCTGAAGGCCGGCCATTTACGACTGTCGGACCTCTCTATCAAGCTCGGCGCATTGCACGCACTGTCGTGGGCGGATCGTCGATTTGGCGAAGCTAGCCGCAAGACCGATGAGCCGACCATAGCCGAATTCAAGGCGGCAATGCAGGCCGTCAAAGACGAAATCACGATAGAGCAAGACGCCGAAGCTGCAACGTGGTACGAGACATTCGAGTTGTCTGAAATGCTTTTGGCGGAAGTCTAGAAATGAGCGCATCGGCCCCCTGGCTGGCGCTCGCGTGCGACTGGTCAGATTCCGAAATGTTCGACGACTCCTCCCACGGCGTAAGGCTCGCCTGGATCGAGTTGCTGTCTGTAACCAAGGCCCAAGGGCGGGCTGGTTGTGTTCGGCTGCGCGTGCGAAAGTTCGCGGAGCAAAAACGCCTCAGTGTCGAGGCGGTAGAGGAAATGTTGGTCAGGGCGACCAAAGCAGGGGCGATCACCCGTCAGGGCGACGAGGTGACGCTAAAGAACTGGCGAGATTACCAAGACCCGAAACACCGATCACGAAAGGGTTTAGAAGAAAACGGGGGTGGTTTTACTAAAACGCCCACTACCAGAGACCAGAGCACCGAGCACCGAGCACCGACCACCCAAACACCAGAGCACCGAGGACCACGCAAGCCCTCGGGCTCGGGGGCTCGGGCGTCTATGCGGCCGATGGTTTCGGAGAAAACGCTTCGCGACCTTGGCGATCTGCGGAAGTGGTACGAGGACGAGATAACCCGCTCGGACACGCCTCTCAAGGACTCCGAGCACACTTGGCACAACGTCCAAACGACGGCGGCAAAAGTTCTGCGCGACTACTCGGCGAAGAAGTGCGCACGGCCCGTCGGGCTGTTTAAGTGGGTTGTCGGCATCAACGACGATCGCGAGCCGCATTGGGAGTATCTGGACGATTCCGACGAAGATGCTTTGAAAGCGATGATCAAAAAGGCTGCCGAACAAAAGCGGGTGAACTGATGGAAACCGACGACCAACTGAAAAGCCAAGCGGCAAATCGCGCCCAGCACGACCTGACCGATCGGCAGCGCGACGTACTCGACTTCTACCGGACGTTCCATGAGCGAACCGGGTTCTGGCCGACGGTTCGTGAAGTTATGGCCGGCATGGGTTTCAAGTCGCCCGAGGCGGTGGTGGGACACGTTGGCCGGCTGGTCAAAAAAGGCTGGATGACGCAAGGCCCAAAAGGCAGTGCTCGCACGGTCGCGGTTGTGCCAGATCCCGGCGACAACTGCTGCCCGACGTGCGGCCGAATGTTTGAGATTCGCAAATCTCGCCGAGGTGTTCAATGAAGCCGCGCCACCGCCCGCCTCTCGGCGAACATTCCGCCGACGAACTCGCGCACATCGAAGCGCTCGACCGCGAATTGTCGCGTCTCGCGAATCACTGGTGCAGCCACGGCAGCAACTACGAGCCGGGCAGCCTGAAACGCATCTCCGAGCTTACCCGCCAGCTCGACGCCCTGCGCCCCGAGTGGCGCGGCTTGCAGTACGTGACGCCGATTGAAGAACGCCAGCGCCAAGCCGCAGACAACATTTTCAACAGTTAGGAGAGTTATGGAACTCAGCAAAACCGAACGAGGCTTTCCCATCGTCCGATGCGAGCCCTACCCGCCCGGATGCAAGGAGAGCGACTGCTTGATCAAAGCGTCGTCGGCAATCGGCGACTACGAGGACTCATTCGACAAGCCAGGGTCGTCGTACCTGTGGGTCGGCCAGCCGATGCCGAATCTTTCGTGGAAGAGTGCGTAGATGGCGGCGCCGACGAGCCGCCCGTGGTGCCGCTTTACCAACTCCAAGGAGCGCAAGCATGAGCATGTTCCACCTACCGCTGGACGTCGTTCCGCATCCCATGGACCCGTCGCTCGCGTGCGTCGTGGAATCGACCGATGCCGCAAATGGAGCGCAGGTTTGCGGCTTCATCGCTGCGACCAAGGCTCATGAAATCGTCGAAGCCGTCAACCAGCACGCCGCCCTAAAAGCAGCCTGTGAGGCGGCGGAAGAAGCGATACCGAAAGCACTCGAAGCCGATCCGTACGGGGGCGATCACGACCTTTGGATGCCCGCACTTCAAACGGCGCTAGACGCCCTTCGCGCCGCCCTGAACCCCGAGCAAGGAGCAACCAATGAAACCCGGTGACAAGGTGATTGTGACCGCGCCGATGGTCGTAATCGACCCTGACTGCTACGACGACATTGCCGACGGCGCACTGCCGGTCGCCGAGGTCGAAACCGAGTGCGGCCACATCATGCCTGATTTGTACGCGCACAAGTTCACCGTTGTCGAAGGCGAGCACATCGAGCTTGCGGGCATCGAGTCCATTAGCGATGGGCGAATCCTTGGCGCTAGAAACGCAAAATACATCGCCGAAATGTTCGTTGAGGACATGGCGGGCTATCGCGTCGTCCCCCTCATCGCCTACCGAAAGGCAGCCCCATGAAGAAAGCCACGAGAGAAGCGATCTTGGCGGCTGGCGAGTCGATGGCCGAAATGCTGGTCAAACTGTCGCTTAGCGAAAGAATCTCGCTGTTGCCAATCGAACGCGATGGAGTCAATCGGCGACTCGTCGAATGGCGCGAAGCGCAGACGCTCTACAAGCGAGAAGTTGTCGACTCGAAACGACCGAAACGAAAACCGAAAGGAAAGCGGTGAGCAATAAAGTCGTTTGCAGCAACCACGGCTGCCGCTGGTGCGGAGACGTTGACGAAGCTCTGTCGGCCCCCGATCCATTCAACGAAGGCTGCACGCTCACCGCCTGCCCTGACTGCTGCGATCAGTCGTTGGTGGCTGCGTGCGACGAGCCGGGATGCACGAGCGAGGTGTCGCGTGGCACGCCGACGCCCGCCGGCTATCGGAACACCTGCACCAAGCACGCGCCCTAACCGACCGAAACGAAAAGGAGCGAAGAAGTGACGCCGACGAAAGAAGAATTTGAAAAGCTGGCGAAAGCCGTGTCGCGACACCTCTACAGGTCCGGCTACGGATACGGCGACGCCGAGGACGACGTAAAGGCCGGTCTCCAAGCCGTCTGGTCCGAGGTCTTCCCGCCCGCCGAAGGCATCCCGGTGCGAATCGCGGTGGCGATAGACGAGCGCGATATGGTCGGAACATTCTCGGCGCTCGCGCCGGTTTGGACCGACGACAAGCTGATGCGTGAAGCCAAGCGAGACTACACCAGCGAGAACGTGACGCACGCCGCAATCGTGTCGGTTGTCATCCCGCCCATCCCCGCCGTGCCGACGGTGACGGGGGAAGTGAAATGAAACAACGAATCTACCCGGCCGAGGTTCAACAGGTCATCGAGCGGCGACTCGCCGAGGCTGATACTGCGATGGGGCGTCGAGTCACGGACGCACTTGCGGCGCTCGGTTGGAACGCGCTCGGCGTCTACGAGGTGGTGTGCGAATCGCTCAAGGAAATCAAACGGAAGCCCAGGGGGGAGAAGCCGTGAAACTCCGCATCATCCTGCCGTGGCCCGTGAGGGCGTTGTCGCCGAACGGCCGTTGTCACTGGTCAGCTAAAAATCGCGCCGTGCAAAAGGCTCGGCTCGACGGCTTCTTGGCGTCCACGGATGCGATGCGTCGTTGCGGCTGGAAGAAGGTTAACGCCGCGACCGTGCGGGCGACGTTTCGGTTCGTGAAGCCGAACCGCCGCGACGGCGACAACCATCTGGCGATGCTCAAGCCGTATCTCGACGGGTTCGCTGACGCGGGCGTAATCGCGAACGACTCGGGCTTTCGGCACGAGCCGGTGAAGTTTGAGAAGTCCGACGAGAAGTGCGTGGTGGTCGAAATCGAGGAGGCTTTGGCGCAATGATCGCACGATTTTTCAAAGGCGACGACGAAGTGGAGTCGTGGACGATGGACTACCCGCCCGGTATCGACCACACGGTTCGCATCGCCGGCAGCGAGTGGCGCGTCTACGACGTGGAGTGGACCGGGCCTGAGGAGGCGCATGTCGGAGTCGCCGAGATTGCGACGTTCGAGGTGGAAGACCAAACCAAGAAAGCGGGGTGATTGATGTGTTTCTACAACGATTGCGAATGGACCGCCGAGGTCAACGAAGCGTCTCTGCTGACGAGTGGACCAGCGACAAAGTGCGACGAGTGCCACGAGCCGATCGCGCCCGAAGCGTGGCGGCGAACAATCCACCAACAAGAGCATGAACTGTGCCAGATTTGCGAGGATGAATGCTCGTCAGAGTTCGTTAGTCAGACCGGCGTCTATGACGAGCGAATCATTGCCGCCGACATTCTCAGGAGTCACACCTGTTACTACGGCGAGACGTTCGATTACGTCTGCTGCGAAACGTGCTTCAAGGTGCTGGAGTCGATCAAGGAGCACGAGCAGCGCGAAGGCTGCCCGGTCGACGCGCAACAGCCGTCGTTGTGCGGGCTGTGGGAGGAGTTGTCCGAGCACGACGAAGCGGCAACGTACATTCGCGAAGCCGTGGCGAAGTTCCCCGAGATTGCAACGCATCGCGATGTCGCGCGGTTTCTCGCTCGTGCCGAGGCCGCCCAATGAAAACCTATCGGGAGGGGAGAGGATGGCACGACAAAAGAAAGAACCTGAGATGCGTGAGTATCGCGTGCGTGGTCGCATGACCTACGAAGGCTACGTTTACATCGAAGCCGCGTCGGAGGAGGACGCCAAGGCGAAGGTCGAGGCGTTCGACTTCGATGAGGAGATGTTTCAGAAGCAAGGCAGTCTTGTGGACTGGGAGTTCGGCGATCCAGAGCCGACTAGTGACTAGCAAATCCTGACTTCGGAATGGGCGAGGGGAAGATGGAAACGAGGAGCAAGAAATGACCTATATCGACGATTTGGACGTTGGAATGTTTGTGGCGATTCTGGATCAGCCGGAACAAGAGCGAAGCCCGTTCGGCTTTCCAATGTGGATCACGGAGGATGATGAGCGGCGAAAGCGCAAAACTTCCGGCACCGGCGAGCCGCTGGAGATCCTCGCAATCTCACTACCGTTCCTGTGCGTCACTGACGGCAAGCGGCGATTCTCCGTCGACACTCGCGCCGTCGACTTGCAAAAGCTCGGCAAGGATTATGTTCGCGAGATGCGCAGCCGCGAGGAGCCGGGCACCAAGAAAAAGCGAAAGCGCAAAGAAAAGCCCGACCCGCAGGCGTGCCCGCGATGCCACGAGCGACGGATTCAAACAAAGACTGTCGGCAGGGAGTGGAAGTTTGTTTGTCCGCGATGCGGCTACGATGGCGAACAGCCCATTGCGATCGTCACCTAACCACAAGGATCGCACAGATGCGAGCACGGCGAGATTTATGGAAGAGGCTGTTGCGCCATGCGGCGATTGTCCTGGAGATGAACCGAGTGAAACGGCGGTACAGGCAACCGAAATCCATCAGGCGGGCGCTCGCCGAACTGTCGGCACAAGCGCAGCAACTTGGAATGGGATATTAGCGGCAGGGATCGGGAACTAACTGAGGGAACGACCGATGGGCAACCGGACGGTGACCGAGTAAGGAATCGGAAGAGAGGGCACACATGGAAGAAATTAAACGGCGACGGCTCGCCCAAGACAAAATAGATGAAATCGTTCTGTCCCTCATCGCCGGCCAGTCGCTACGAGGCGCGGCCCACAAGATCGAGGTCACGAAAAAGACGGTTCAGCGGCACAAGCCAGACACGCCGACTCTGAAAAATCTACGGCGTCTTTATAAGAGCGGGCGACTTTTGATAGTCCCGCTCGCTAAGTAGCCCACTTTTTGGCCGGCGGCGTATCCCTTTGGGCTGCTGCTGGCAAAATTTGGGCATGCCCACGCTCCCCGACCTGATGCAGCCTCACGTCGAGCGGTTCGGCCGGCCGCGACAGGCTCGGCTGGCCCGCCACTTCGCGGACCTGTACGCGATGGACCGGGCGGACGGTAACGCCGAGCGCACGGCCGACGAGGGTTCGGTCGGGCGGTGGGTTGGCGAGAACGAGGCGCGGTTGCGGGCGGTGGTTGAGAACGGGAGTTGAGCCATGTGGGTTTTGGCTCTGATCGTCGTCGTGGGTATTCCGGTGGGCTGCCTTTTTGAGCGGGGTGGGGCGTGACAACGAAGGCTGAAAAGCCGCTAAAGAAACGGGCGTACGGAAGCATTCCGCACATCCCGGAAAGCCAGCTAGGCCCCGGCGACCACCACATCGACGAGGGCTGCTTTCGGATTATGACCCAGCGATTGCGGAGTAGCCGCGATTGGGTCTGCTGCGAGGAAAAACTAGACGGCACCTGTGTCGCCGTTGTCCGAATCGGCTCGGAGATCGTGCCGCTGATTCGTGCCGGCTACCGATGCGTGGACAGCCCGCATGAGCAGCATCACCTATTCGATTCGTGGGTGCGCCAGCCCGAGAACATGCGGCGGTTTAGCCGGCTTCTCAACGACGGGGAGCGGCTGTGTGGCGAATGGCTGGCCCAAGCGTGCGGAACCAAGTACGAACTACAGCACGAACCCTTCGTGGCTTTCGATCTGATGCGCGGCGATGAGCGAGCATTGCGGTCGGAGTTCTGGTCGCGCGTTCTGGCCTATGAGTTCGTGACGCCGCGAGTGCTCGATTCTGGCGGCCCAATCTGCTGGCCTGACATGCTGGCAAACCTCTGCACGTCAGGGCATGGCGCCGAAGGCCGCCCCGAGGGCTGCGTATTTCGCCTTGAAAACGGCAGCAAGGTCGAATGGCTTGCCAAGTGGGTGCGCCCCGGCCATGTCGTCGGTCGCTATTTGCCCGAAATAAGCGGGTTTGATCCCGTTTGGAATTGGAGACCCGCATGAAGTACCTCACCCTACTCACAGCCCCATTCCTCGCCCTGGCCCTGGTGTCGCCGGCAGGCTCGCAGCCGAGCCCGCCGGTGGAGGTCTAGCCGATGGCCGACACCTTCGACGGCGTGAAAATCTGCGGCGTACCCGATCACCTGGGTGACGTCACGGCCAAGTGGCCGATGCTTGACGTGTCGATTTTCGCCGAAGGATCGATTGGCGGCGTGCCGTTCGCCGATGCGCTCGCCTACGCGGTCAAAGCCTGGAACGACGTCTGCGGCCTGCGGCTCACGCACACGACGAACTCGCGCACCGCAAACATCGCCGTCAGCCAAGGCTTGATCGATGGTCGCAACGGCATTCTGGCGCAATCCGAGCTGCCCATCGGTTTCTCGCCCGGCTTCATCCGGCGGCTTGGGCAGCAGTACGACACCGGCGAAGCGTGGACGCTTTCGGCCAACCCGCCGGCCAATCGGATCGATCTCGGCCGAGTGATGGCCCACGAAATCGGCCACGCGATCGGGATTGGGCATATCTCCGACGGCAACCTGATGGCGCCGACTTACTCGACCTCGATTGCCCTGCCGCGAAACGGTGACGTGACGGAGGCTCGGGCTCGGTACGGTGCGCCGGCTCCGACCACCCCGCCCCCCGTCAACCCGCCGGCCGGCGGAGCCGAGAAAATTCGCCTCATGGTTGGCGGCGGCGCTTGGGAATTCGACGCGAGGAGGGCGCTTTAATGCTCAGCTTTTTAGCACAGGCAGTCGTCGGAGTCGTAGGCGTGCCGCTGGCCTTCGTCGGTGCGGCCGTCGCGGAGGCGCCGGGGTTTGCCTGGGTTGAGAGGGTGATCTTTAACGGCGTGGAGGCAGCCGGCGCAGGCGCGAAAAATTTGGGCGAAGCTGCCGACGATGCGGTGCGGGCAGTAATCGACGAGGTGACGCGTTGATGTCCGACTTTACCTACGTCGATCCGTCGGAGCATCGGCCGCGCGTCCACCCGTCGCTGCTGGTGGATGCCCCGAAGGATTCTGGCGTTAAGCAAGCGTACGCAGCGCTACCGAAAACGAAGGCGGCGGCGCGACGGGACCAAAAGCGGCTAGACGAGCGAATCGCGCGGGGGAACGGATGAACGCTCTGATTCTCGCCGTCGCACTTCTCGCCGCCGAACCGGCGAAGCCGACGAAGCTTGAACTGCTTCCGACCGAAGCGGATGCCGTCGGTTGGCACTTTGAAGCTGCGCTCAAATACCAAGAGGCCGATCGGCCGTATCTCTTGGCCGCATGGATTCCGCCTTGGGGTGATCGCGATTGGATCGGGCTGATGGATTTCGCCGCCAACTCGGCGCTGTCCCATACGACGACATTAGTTCGTGGCGATCAGCATGCCGGGGGATGGCTCGTCGTTTACAACTTGCGATTGCTTTGCCCGGAGCCCGAGCAACTTGAGCGGCTTCGCAAGGACATAAACTCACTGGCGGTTCGCGACCCGTTTTTTCATGTTCCCGAAGTGAATCTCGTCGGATCGGGGGCGGTGCTGGCGCCGCACCTACAGGCCGCACTCGCTCGACACGTGTCGGATCCGGATAAGTCCGAGCGAATCGACGTGCTCGTTGCACAACTAACGCAGTCAACGGGCGGCATCTACCGTGCAGACTTTTTAATCGAACAGCTTTTGACAAGCGCTCGCGGAAAGTACCCGGAGTTTCGCCAGATCGATTTCACGAAGAAGCTCGGCGACCACTTGGCGAAGCGTGGTTTTTTCTTTGGGGAAACGAAGGATCTCCGCGGCGAAAAAGGGGCCGTCTTGCTGGCGTCCGATGTCACCGGCAAGGGTCGCTCGGTGCTCACCGCTTACGGCGTGGCGAGCCGGTTGCCGGTCGCCGTGACGTTCGACCTGAAGGATTCGACGACCCGGCCAGACGCTCAGTTCGTACGCAACCTGATCGAGTTCAGGTCCGACGCATCCGAGGCCCTGGTGCCGCTTCCGAACGGCCTGTGGGAGGGACTGCTTGCCGACGGTGCCGGAAATCTACAACGAGTCGCGCCACCCGACGTCGTTGCCGATTCGACGAAACCGGACGGCCACACCAAAGAACTCGAAATGGGCATGTCGTGCATCTTGTGTCACTCGACGGACAACGGCTATCGGACTGCTCGCAACGACTTGGAGTTATTGCAGGGCGCCGACGCCGACTACTTCGGCGATGAAATCGTCTACCGCGGTAAGACGCTTACGCGGGCCGAGGCGGTGGCGATCGTCGCCGGCCGATACGGCGAGCGTATCGATGAGCCTGATGGCGTTTTGGGCCGGGCGCGTCGCGATTACATCCGCAAGGTCGACGAACTCACCGACTACCCGGTGACGGCCGACGGACCGACGAGCGTTCAGCAGCTCGGGGCGAAGCTCAAAACTGTTTACCACGGCTACCGATACAGGCGGATCGACACGCAGCAAGCTTGCCTCGAATTGGGCGTGCGAGTCCCGGCCGAGCGGGCACGGGCGACGCTGCGGCAGTTGGTTCCGGCGCCGACCGCCGGCCAAGCCGAAGACATCGTGATCGCCCTGTTGAAAAACGGGGCGTCGATCAAACGAGACGATTTCGATGCCGTTTATGTCGAATTGGCCCGCCGCGCAGTTGAGACGCGGCCGGCCCTAGTTGTGGAGTAAGCGAATGTTGCTGTTCAAGGTTGTGGGTGTGTTTTTACTGATCACGGCGGCAGTGTCCGCACTGGCCCTCTTGCTGCTGAGCATCGGCCGAAAGCCGAAGGGACCGCGAAAGCTGGGTACGCTGGCAATCGGCTTCGCGATACTCGCCCTGACGGCCGCCGACGCTTCGGCCTGCAACCGCTGCAACAGGTACGGCACGGCGTGCTACTACTACAAGCCCGCCGTGGTGGCGCCAGTGGTCGCTCCAAGCGTCTCGAATGTTTACGTGATCCAGAACTCGTACCCGGCGCCACTCGTCGGCCAGGGTTCTTCGTCGCTCGTCTCAAACGGCGGCTACCAGTCGCTCACGATCAGTCAATTCGACCCGACCGCATTTCTTTCACAGTCGCTGCAGTTGGTTAAAGCCGGGCAGGACGCGGCGACGCTCGCCCACACCCAGGCGCAGGCGACGGCTCAGCGAACCCTGGAGCTTCAGGCTCCCACGGTCGAAAGGCTCGCCGCCGGTCAAGCGGCTAGCCAGGTGCTACGGGCCGCCGGTCTGGACCCGGCTCACAACGTCAGCGGTCAATCGTCAGCCGTGGTGATCAGTCGGAACGCCGAGGGGCAGGTGCAGGTGTTGCCGCTCGCATCCTCCGAGGTCGCCAAGATCACGGCCAGTTCAACCACGATTACCTCATCGGTCGCCACCACTCCGCACCCGCAAGTCGTTGGGCAGCCGACGAGTCTGCTCGGCCAGTTCTGCGGCAAGTGCCACGGGCTCGATGTGGCCGCGCCGAAGGGCGGATTATTCATCGGTGACGATACCGAAACGGCCAAGGGCATGAAGGCCAAATTCTACGAGCTGGCCCAAGCGGTCGGCACTGATAAGACCATGCCGCCGGCTAACGCGCCGCAGCCGACGGACGAACAGCGAGCGGCGATTCTAAACGAGGTCGCGACGATCATTCGGCGTCGATCCGGGGAGTAAGTTTCATGAAGGGCTTGATTCTGTTTGTCGTGGCGCTGGCGATGGGGTTGGTGTCAGCCGCCCCTGCCGATGCCGCCGTTTTGTTTCCTCGGCTGGCCTTGAGCCGGCAACGTGTCGTCGTTCAGCAGCAGGCCGTCGTGGCTCCGCTGGTCGTTCGGCAGCGCTTCGTCGCGCCGGTTGTGGTTCCGCACGTTCAGCAGTTCGTCGTGCCTTATCAGGTGCAGCAGCTTCGGGTGCAGCAGTTCGTCGCTCCGCTCGGTGTGCAATCGGGCTGCGGAGCGTATCTCGTTCGATAGGAGTGAGAAGTGGTAGCAGCAACAAAGAACGCGACCATACCGCAACTCGGTCAAGACGAGGCGAAGGTATTCCGAGCGGTCGGGGCGCTTCGCAGCGTAACGCGATTCGGCGTCGAGCGCAAGCGACGCTTCCGACTCGGGCTGAGGCGTCCGCGAGTTCGGCGGCAGTTCTTGGCGAACGCCTACGAGGCTTATTTGGAGGGCGGTGGCCGGACCGGAAATGTGGGCGAGTTCGTCAAGTGGCTGCTGGAGTGGGTCGTCAAGAACCAAGACGCGATCATTCGGCTAATCGAGTCGCTGATTGCGATTTTCGTGTAACCGCCCTCGGCGTTCCGCTTTCTTTGCGTGGTCGCGGGGCGCCGAGGGGCTTTTGAGGGGGATAGTGAAATGGAAAGTAGCCCGCGGTTCAAGCTCAACAGCTCCGACATCGTGCCGATCCTCATCGACTCGGCCGAGAAGATCGGCGCGGTGCTGCTGGCGTGCGTGGCGATACTCGTAGCTATGCCCGGCTTTCGTGAGTTCGTTATCGAGCACTACGGCGAGATGGCGGGCTATGCCGTGGGGGCGATTGCGATCTACGTCGGCGGCAAGCACGCCTTGCGGGATAAGAGCGGGCGACCATGACCATCGGGAGCATCAACATCGACATACCCGCGACGATGAAGGAAATTCGGCAAACCGGATTCCCTATCGTGCTCGTGGGCTTCATCGGCCTTGGTGCGCACCACTGGGCGTCACGGTACTTCGATGAGGTGCTCGTGCCCGAGAGTAAATCCAAGATCGCCATGATCGACGGCGTTCAGGCTACGAACGCGCTGAACGCCAAGCAGTTGCAGCGCATCGCCGACATTCTCGACCGGCAAGGAAAGGCCGCGATGTGGTTCGAGCCGCTGGTGGAGCAGCTAGCGGCGGCGGCGGAAGTAAATCGCGGTCAGGGCGAACACGACGACGGCCGTGAGGACGATGTAGAACCAAACGCGGCCCGCTTCGACTTCGGCAAGCATGTCCGTAGTCCCTGATTGAGGCGCCAATCTCACGCTGGTACGCATCTGGACTGATCGGCGCGGGGGCGACGCAAACTGAAAGATTTGTGCCGTAGGAAAGGATTGATAGGTCGGAAAACACGAGACGAGCCACACGGCAGGCAGTCGCGTCAACGGTGGGCCGAAACGGCTTAGCCAAGGACTGCCACGAGGTGCTTGGGTTTGATCGCAAAGGTGGTCGCGGGTGTCCGCGATTCGGGGCTAGCAAGCCAGTGCCGGCGATTCAGTAAATAGGGCGGGGTCATGGAATCGGCATGCGCGGAGGATGGCGATGAGCGAGCGAGTGGACTGGTGGAACTGCACGCGGCGACGAGTGGCGAAACACTTTCGGCTGGAGGCTGGATTTAGTCTTGCGACACCAGGGCTTCCCGGCGGCGAGTTGCGAGTGTTGCTGTTCGAGTCGCCGAAAAACTGGCCGTTCGAGACTCAAGCGGAAGCGGACGCGCGGCAAGAGCGAGACATGACGAAGATGCGAACGGCTGGAATGCGATGGGGCGTGGCTCGGGAGCGTCTGATGTTGCGACGAGTGTTCGGACGGTACGTCAAAGGCGGTCGTCTGCGATTCCTGTCGAGGCAAAGCTGATGCGAGCAAAGAAACGAACCAGTGAACGCCCGGCCGTCGGTTGCGCAGCGTCGCCGGTGACAAGCAAGGCGAGCGTGCCGCCGTGGCTGCGAGATCGGTCGAACGTGCGGCCTGCCGAGGTCAAGCGCGAGGGGTTCGAGGAGTGCAACAAGGGCGAGCCTGGGTTTCATGCCTTCGAGGGCGTGGGGCGTAGGCAGTAGGTTAGGCAACGAGATTTAGAGAAAGTGAGGCGGCAATGATCGCGGCGAGCAATGGCCCGCAGGAGCCGCAGGATGATCGACCCAATAATGGGCCGCCTGCTACCGCAGCGGATTTGCAGCTTGTTCAGCGTGGAATTAACGAGCGTTGGCCGATGGGGCGCAAGGCCCGCCGCCGTGCGGTTCGTGTGTTGAACGAGATCATTAGGAACCCACTAATGAAGGCCGAGGTGAAGGTGTCCGCTATTTCGACGCTTGCGAAGATCGACGGCGTGAACGTTTCGGACAGGAAGGGCAGCGGCGCGAAGCACCAGCACTTGCACCTGCACGGCGGTCAGGCAGACGGCGGAGCAAAGCCCCATGAGTTCGACCCCGATTACGCCGAATACCTCCGACGCCGAGCTTTGGAAAGCGACGTACACCCCGGCCCTGTTTGCGAGATCGGCAAGCCGGGGCAGATGGAGGCTCGCCCGGCACATCGCGCGAATGGACGAGATCATAACGGGCATGTTGATGGGAACGGAGCAAACTGACAGCCTGATGATTTCCATGCCGCCTCGGCACGGGAAATCGGAATACATCAGCAAATGGCTACCGACGTACTGGCTTGGGAAGCGACCGAACGACCGAATCATCAACTGCGGATATGGAAACAGCTTTGCGAAATCGTGGGGGCGAAAGTGCCGCGACCTATTTGCCGAGCACGGGCGAGCCTACTTCGGCCTGTCGGTGTCGGATACGGCGGGGGCGGCGAACGAATGGAATGTGGCGGGGCATGAGGGCGGGATGCTCACTGCGGGCATCGGGGGCGGTATCACTGGACGCGGGGCAAACCTGCTGATCGTGGACGACCCGGTAAAGGACGCCGAAGAGGCGTTGAGCGAAACCTATCGGGATAAGATTTGGGATTGGTGGCAGTCGACGAGTGATACACGGCTTGAGCCGGGAGCGAAGAAGATCGTGGTAATGACGCGGTGGCATATCGACGACCTTGCGGGGCGGCTCATCGCGCAGAGCGAAGAGACCGGCGAGGCGTGGCGCGTCATCAACTTCCCGGCGATTGCCGAGTTTGACGATCCGCTAGGGCGCAACGAGGGCGAGGCCCTGTGGCCTGAGCGATGGCCGATTGAGGCGTTGGAGCGGAAGCGCCGAGGCCGTTCGACGTACTGGTGGAATGCCCTGTATCAAGGGCGACCGGGCCAGCACGACGACGCCGAATTTCCCGCCGAATACTTCGAGCCGCCGTTTTGGGTCGACGAAATGCCCGAGGCCGTCGACATGGGGGTGGTGTTCTTGGATGCGTCCAAGGGCAAGGACGCCAAGAAAGGCGATTTCCAAGCGTCGGTGTTTGTGGGGGTCTACGAGGGCAAGGCGTACGTGGATGCGATTCTCGGGCGGTGGCCGATCAGCAAGGCCGTCAGCGAGTCGTTGCGGCTGCTGCTCAAGTATCGAGGGCGGGTGCTGGCGTACGAATCCAACAACTTCCAAGAAGAGGCCGTGGGGTTCGAGATCGACCGGCAGTTGGCCGGTAATCGCCTGCACGGGCTAACTGTCGTGCCGGTGAACCACCAAATGAAAAAAGAGCTGCGCATTCAGCGGCTCGACGCCTACCTGCGAGCGCATGAACTGCGGTTTGTTCGCTCGCCCGGTACGAAGATGCTCGTTGATCAGCTCCGCGAGTTCCCGCACGCAGCACACGACGACGGCCCTGACGCTTTGGAAGAGGCCGTGCAACAGTGCCTTTCCATGCTCAATCCCGCTTGCGCACCCGACCCGGTTGCCGACATTCTCGCCGCACGAGGCCACATATGATCGCAATGACCGAAACCAACAGCTTTCTCGGCTGGCTATCCGAGCAACACCGATTCGAGGAAGTCCAAGAGCGGGCGATGCGTGAGTCACAGGATCTTCTCGGTAATTGGGTCGACCCCCGCGACCGATACTTGGATGATGACGGCTCGCAATGGAACACGGTCGGCACGGTCGGCAAGACAGGGCCGAATCGGTATTCCGACTTCTCGGGCTTTGTGGACGAGCACGAATTGACCGTGGCCCGTGAAACGTGCCGCCGCATGTTCGCCTACAGCGAGCATGTCACGAACGGCCATAAGCTGCGGCAGAACTACGCCGTGGATACCGGGCACATCTACACGGCCACGGTGCGCAAGGGAAAAAAAGCCGACGAGGCCAAGATTCAGCAGTTGCAAGATTTTTTGGACGACTTCCGCCGCGTCAATAAGTGGATGCTACGGCAACGGAATACCGTCCTGCGGTACGACCGTGACGGCGAGGCGTTTCGGCGACGATTCCGACAGCGGGACGGCACGACACTTATTCGCTTTATCCAGCCTTGGCAGGTCTACCAGCCGAAGGAGCGCACCGACGACCCGAACTACGAATTCGGCATCCAGACCGACCCCGAAGACGCCGAGACGGTTGTAGCGTATTGGGTCGACGGAAAGCCCGTGCCGGCCGAAGAGGTTTACCACCTCAAAGCCAACGTCGACATGGAGGTGCGCCGAGGCGTGCCACTCGTGTGGGCAGGGCGCAAGAACATCGTTCGATCCCATCGGACGCTCCACAACATCTCGGCGAAGGCGGAAATGGCAGCGGCCATGTGCGTCGGGCGCAAGCACACCGGGGGCAATTCGTCAGGGGCAAGCACGTTTGCCAGTAGCGTGGCGACCGGACAGCGCACCGACCCGCTCACCGGCCGTCAAGTCAACGTACGCAAGTGGGGGCCGCAAACCACACTCGATTACTCGTCATCCGTGGAATACGAGGCGCTGAACATCGCCGAGGGCATCGAGGAGATCGTGTCCGGCAACAAGGAACTGCTGCGGGCCTTGGCGGCGATCTTCGAGGTCACGGAGTTCATGCTGACGGCCGACGCCAGCAACGCCAACTATTCGAGCACGATGGTAGCCGAGGGGCCGGTCGTGCGAGCGATGGGGGCGCTACAGGCGATCATCCGCGACGACGACATGGAGATTATCCGCGAGGCCGTCGAATGGGCCGTGGATCGCGAAAAGCTGCCCCCTGATATCTTGGAGGTCTGCGAGATTCAATGCAGGTTGCCGAACTTGGCGACCAAAGACCCCGGCGAGGAGGCGAACGCCAAGAAGATTCAGATGGAAGCGGGTATTCTGTCGCCGCAAACGTGGTCGGGCGAGGAGGGCTTGGACTACGAGCAGGAGCAGGCCAACATCGAGGCGCACCGGGCGGCTGGGCGCAAGATGGCGGGCGATGTGCCGCCGCAGGTCGGGCCGGATGGCGAGCCTATCGACGGGCCTGCGATTGGCGGGGCGCAGCGGGCGAAGCTGGAACAGTTGGCGCATCTACCGGAGATTGCGCAGTTGTTGACGGAGGCGAAGTGATGGCGTTTTCTTGGTTCCTACTGATGATGTGGCTCGGTGCGAATTCCATTTGCCATACCAAGACGGAGCGGCAAGGGCTCGCGCCGCTGGCGTTGTGGCTTGCTGTGATTGGGGCGGTGTCTGCTAATGCCTGACCTACCCGGCCGCCCCACCTACGAAGCGCAAGCCGCAAGCCGTCTAGGAGCGGTCTTAGAGCGCCAGCGTCAACAACTGGCGTCTATGGGCCTGGATCGCGCCGCCGAACTGCCTAAGAGCGATTGGGACCGCTACAGCGACGAACTGATTGCGATCTACCTGTTGATACTCGGCGGGCCGTGGCATCAGTCCTACGGCGGCTTGGCGGGGCGCCACGGTGTCTACGTGAGCGGCCGTGAGGTCGAGCGGGTTTTCGGGCAGTGGGCGCAGACGTACGCCAAGGCCGAGGCCGAGCGAATCGTGGACAACACGCAGAAGATCATCGCCAAAGCCAAGGTCGACGCGGCCGAGATCGAGCGCGGCGGCCCTGATGTGGTCGGCACGATTGCTCGGCAGGCTCGATTGGCTACGGTTCGCGAGTTGTTCCCGATCAGCGACACTCGGCGGGCGGTGCTCTATTCGGTGTCGGCGGTGACGGATGCAACGAGTGCGGGTGAGTTCGCCGTGGCAGACTTTTTCGAGCGGATGGGGCGAGACGGGGGCGATGTCCGGGTAGTGAATCGGCATCTCGTTGCCTACTGGGTGACGAGTCGCGTCGGGCGAGATCGGACGTGCTCGATTTGTCGGCCGCTGGATGGTCAGCCCGAGGCAGTATGGATTGGGCGCTTTCCGAGCGGGCCGACGGCGCATGAGATGTGTCGATGCTATTTGGAGTGGAGGGTGCTGTGATGCAGCGGCGATCGTTTATTGCGGCGGCGGCGGGTTTTTTCGGGCTCTGGCGATGGGTCAAGGCCGCGCCGGTTGAATTTGAGCAGCGAGCATTTGACGAATCGGTGGGCGAACTAGCGGTGGGCATTCGCAGTGCATTTGTGAATGCCGCACGCAAAGGAGGCTGATGTGAAAACAGGCGACAAGTGCCCAAAGTGCCAGCAGGGGCGGTTCTTTATCTCCAAGTCGATCCAGTCCGGAGACCGTCGGTATCAGTATCGAACGCTCAAGTGCAACCATTGCAAACAGGTGCACGAGGATAAAGAAATTGCGCTCGCGGAGTCTGTTCGGCGACGGGCTTAGTCGGCCTGTTCGGTCATTGACCAATAGGTGGCATTTGCTAATATTGCTGTAGTGAACGCTCACTACGGCAAAAGGATTTCGCAATGCTCACCATTCAGTCCGATGAACAGGGGTGGCGAGCATTGTTTGTCATGGCTCGCTACGGCGGCCTGCGCATCCCTAGCGAAATTATTAACCTGCGGTGGATCGACTTCGAGGCGGAAAAGTACAAGTTTCGGGTTCATGCGCCGAAATCAGAGCGATGCCATCATGGCGGAATTCGGTGGACGCCAAAGTTTCCAGAGGTGATGAAGCACTTACGCGCCCTCAAAGCCGAGCGAGGCGATGCTGACGGGTTTGTGTTCAGCGAGGCTTTTCGCCTTGGGAAAAACCCACGCACAATGATGGAGCGGATTATCAAACGAGCCGGCCTGACGCCCGCTTCGATGTAGTTGCGGATTCGTGCAGGCCGAGGCGTGCGACTGCCCGGCCTGCCTTTTATTTGATTTCTAAAAGCGGATTACCTTATCCGCGACAGGCATCTATCTGCCCGCTCCCCGTGGTATTAATCCACACATGGGAGCAACGGCTTCAATCTCGCTTCGGGAATCCTTCGGCAGCAGCGGCCCCGGCATCAAGCCGAACCGCGAGGCAGGGGTGATTCCCGGCGTCAAAATCGTCGGCTTCGAGTCCAAGAACAAGCGGCGATACCTGCCCGAGGCGCTTCGACGTGCACTGCCCATGTACGAGGGCGCGACGGTCTACGTCGATCACCCGAAGGACGACCGGGCCGACCGTTCGTACACCGAGCGATTCGGCACCCTCAAGAACGTCCACATGGGCGAGTCGGGGCTCTACGGCGACCTGCACTACAAGAAAGCCCACCCACTCGCCGAGTCGGTGCTAGAAGACGTGGAAAACGACACCAAGGGCATCGGGCTCTCGCCGAATCATTACGGCAACGGGCCGATCCGCGACGGCGTTCGTATCGTCGAGAACATCTCGCGCGTGCGGTCGGTCGACATCGTGGATAACCCGGCCACAAATCACAGCTTCCGCGAATCGGAGAATCTTGACGTGGAGCTCCAAGAACAACTGAATGCCGCCAACGGCCAAGTTGCCGAGTTGACCAAGGAAAACGCCCGACTGAGCGGCGAAGTCGCTTCCCTCAAAGAGAGCGTCGCCAAGTTCGAGGCAGCGCAGAAAGCGGCCGACCACAAGGCCGCCGTGCTCAAGCTACTGGACGACGCCAAGCTGCCGGCCGCCCACCGCACCAAATACGTGCTGTCGTTTCTCGAAAGCCTCAGTGCCGACGACGCGGCCAAGGAAGTCAGGTCGCTGGCCGAAGCCGCTGCGAAGCCCGAGAGCGCCGGACCCCGCCACTTCAAAGAGGGCGCGGGCGACAACGGCGGCAAGTCGTCCGACGCCAACGTCAAAACCTTCGTGGCGTCAATCACCTAACACCGTCTCAACCGCCATTTGCGGAGCTTTGAATCCATTATGGGCACTATCCTGCGACTTCCCGTTTCTCTTCGCGACAAAGACATCTTCGGGATCTTCGAGGATTGGGAGTCGAACTACGTCACAGGCGACCGCTGGACGCCGCTGACCTCCGACCTCACGGACGCGGCGACGCAAGCCTTGGTGCTCGCAACCACGGGCGTCGGCGGCATTCTGTCGGTCACGAACGACGCGACCGACAACGACGAGTTCTACTACGGCATGACCAAATCGTGCTTCAAGATCGCGAACAACAAACCGTGTTACTACGAAACGCGGATGCAGTATTCCGAGCTGGCGACGAGTGCTAACAACGCCATCGCCGGTTGGTGCTCGACGTTCGCCGCGAACACATTGATCGACAACGGCGGCGGGCCGGTAGCCAGCGCCACGATGGCCCTGATTTACAAAGTCGACGGCGGCACCGTCTGGCGCTGCCGATCGCAAATCGGCGCGGCGGTGGGCCAAACCGACACGATTTCGCAGCACACCGCCGGAGGAGCGGCCTATCAAACGCTCGGCGTCGAAATCCAGCCCTACAGCGCAACGAACGCGAAAGTGATCTACACGATTGACGGGGCGGCCATGCTCGATACCGCCGGTCGCGCAATTGTCCACGACCTCGTTTACACCAACGCAGTAAATATGAGCCCGATTTGGGGCGGCAAAACCGGCGGCGCCAACGCCGAAGTCATGCTGAACGACTACATCGCCGCCTACCAGAGCCGCTAGCCAAGAGAAACTAAAAACCCCCGGCGATCCGCCAAGACCGCCGAGGGCAACCAGAATCCAGGGCTTGTCGCCCATAGATGCCGGCCTAAGCAACTGCATCCTAAAAGCGACCAGCCCCCATTGCAACGGGGAGCCTAGGGATGCCCGCCATCAAGTCACTCGAACTCAGAAAAATGGCCCGGTCGTACGGCGTCGAAAAGACCGTCGTGCATCTGTCCGAGGCGCTCCGTGAGAAAGAACTCACACCAGAAGATTTCTCGATCAAGGGGCTGTTCGAGGCGCTCGTCGTCAATCGCGACGGCGAGCAGGTCGGCACGGACATCATGGCCGAGTGCTTTGACCCGCGCGGCCCGCGCAAGAGCGTCCACATGGCGGAAGCCGCCGGCGCCGTGTCGTCAACGTCGTTCAATAACATCACAGGCCAGATTTTCTACAACAAGTTCCTTGAGGGCTTCAATTCCGAAGCCTTTACGATTACGAGCTTGATTCCGACCGTTCCGACGCAGCTTAGCGGCGAGCGGGTGCCAGGCATCACGCATATCGGCGACATGGCGAGCGTCATTCCCGAAGGCGGGACGTTCCCCCTGGCCGGCGTCGGCGAGGACTATATCGACACCCCGAGCACGCTCAAGCGCGGTTTGATGGTGCCGGTGACGAAGGAGGCCGTGTTCTTCGACCGAACGGGGATGCTCTTGCGAAACGCCCGCGATGTCGGCGAAGCGCTCGGCATCAACAAGGAAAAGCGGGCTATCAATTGCCTTATCGACCAGAACACGACCGCTCACCGCTACAAGTGGCGCGGCACGACGTACGCCACCTACCAAACCTCGACGCCGTTCATTAACAAAAAGACTTCGAACGGCTTGGTAGATTGGACGAACTTCGACGCCGCCGAGCAACTGCTTGCGAACATGCTCGACCCGAACACCGGCGAGCCGATCACCGTCGGCGCCGATACGGTCGTCGTCACCCCGCAAAACCACGCCAAGGCCCTGATGGCGATTGCGGCGATGGGCGCCACGATCCACCAAGGCGGTTACGCCACGAGCGGCACGCTCTACGCCACGGCCACCATCAACCCGATCGGCCGCACGCCATACAGCGGCACTTACAAGATCGTGTCGAGTCGCTTCATCCCGCCGCAGTTAGCGACCGACACTGATTGGTTTCTCGGCAATCCCGGCCGGGCGTTCGCCTACATGCAGAATTGGGGAATTCAAGTCCTGACGGCCCCGCCGAACAGTGAAATGGAGTTCACCAACGACATCGCCTACCGCTATCGAGCGGACGAGCGAGGCGCCTACGCGACGATGGAGCCTCGCTGCATGGTCTGGAATGTCGCGTAACAAGGAGTGAACCGTGAGCGACAAATTTAAGAAGCCGGAACCGCCCCCGCCCGTTCCCACGGACGACATGGGCATTCCGGTCGAAGTCACACTGCCTACGTTTGACATTGCGTGCGGCGAGAAATCCGGCAGGGTACGCGCCCGCGATTCCATCGAGGCATGGGCCGTGTTTTGCGACCAGAACAAGCTATCCGGCGCTTCACCGCGCACCGGCACGGCCAACGGCAAGCGGATCGGGTTCGAGGCGGACGAGGCCAAGAAGAAGTAACGACGCCGCAGCACCGTCGCGCATGGGGCCGGACCGGGCAGCCGGCCGGCTCTTTGCGTTTGGAGTGAAGCATGGCCACCTATCTCGAAAACCTAACTACGACGCGAGACAACATCGCCGCGCAGTTGGCGGATATGTCGGAGAACCCGAAGCCTGACTATTCCAAGGACGGGCAGTCCGTGTCATGGGCTCAGCTATTCAAAATGCTCAGCGACCAGCTCAATACCGTCAACAACCAGATTGCCGCCGCGCAGCCATACGAGATTGTGACCGAGGGCTACTAGCGTGACCGACTTAGAAGACCTCATAGTCAACGATCACGAAATCTTTGATTTCGTTCACACGGCCACGCTGCGCAATGACCTGGATGGCTCAAGCGATTCCGTCGCCGGCGTTACGTCGTCGCGGATGTCGTTTAGGGCTATGCAGCAAATCGGCTTCGTCGGCGTTCAGGACGAGGCCCGCACGTTCAGTCTGCCCGCCGTGAATTGCTCGTCCACCCCCAAGGTCGGCTGGCGACTGATCGACGGCGACTCAAAAGACTGGCGTATCTTATCGGTCGAAAAGGCCGTCATGGATACGTGCTTCCAGTGCAACTGCGTGGCGATTAACGACGACGACTCGACACCGCTCCAAGTCCCCGGCGTCACTCTCTCGGCCCCGGTCGTCAACCCATCAACGTCCATCGTCGTCACTTGGACGCACCGAAAGCCGGGCGCGACGGAAACGTGGGAGGTGCAGCGCTCGACCTCCTCGGCGTTCACCAGCCCCACGACAACCACCGGAACGTCGGCGCTGCTGAATCCGACCACGACGCTGACCGGACTGACCGCGAGCACCATCTACTACATCCGAGTTCGTCACACGAACGCAGAAGGGGCGGGGCCTTGGTCGGAGACGGAATCGCGAGCCACGGAGGCCGCATGAGCACGATGGCCGAATTTGAGCAAGAGATGGACGCGATGCGGGCTCGTGTGGTCGGCGCGGACTACTCGGCGGCACTTGCCGAGGTTCATACGGCCTACGTCGACGGCATCAATCGGGCATTTGCCGATCAGGTCGGGCCGGACGGCTCGGCGTGGGCGCCTCGCAGGGATGCGAACCCGGCGCCACTGCTCAACGTCACCGGACGACTGCGAGCGGCGGCGACCGGGGGTGAAGGTCACGTCAAGCGAATCACGGCGAACTCACTGGTGGTCGGCGTGGCGAAGGGCATCGGCAGTCTTGCCGGGGCGTTCGTTCACCAGTTCGGGGCGGTCATCCGGCCGGTGCGGGCCAAGATGCTGTCGTGGATTGGCCACGGCGGGCAACGGCGCTTCGCCAAGCAAGTGACGATCCCCGCGCGTCCATACGTCGGAATGGATTCGGAAACCCGCGAGCGATGC